GGGACCGTCTGCTAAGACGCCGGGTTACTAACCGGTAAGTGCCAGTGGCACGAGATCCCATTAGCTACAACATAACCTCCTTTCTTCCTGATCTTTCTATCATGAACAATTGGACTATCGCTGCCGTCCCAGTCTTCACCGGGCCGACATTCAATGCGACGTGCTTCCGACCTACCTGGGTTTCTATACCAGAGGGCCAGTTGCAATCCATCGTGACACACCTCGCGCTTGCGGAAAACAAACCGCAAGTATTGAAATGCGTACGTTCCATGTTGTGATCGTGCTATGGGGTTTAGCTTTAACCCATAGTAGCGCTGGAATCGGCTTACATCACCGTTTAATTTAAGTCCAGCGTCGTCAGGAAAATACGTAGGCACAAGCTTGATACTAATCTTGTACTTACGAAACAGTCCGAAGATCGTTCGCCAAAGTTCCTTGTCATACACGTAACTTAGCTCCCCGAAGTACTTAATGTACTTCGTTAAAAGAGCGTTCGTCAGTATGTACAACCAGGGTTCACACGAACTACGCTTCACTGTCTGAGGGGCCTTTAAACTAAAGGGCCTTACGTCGTATCCTGCGAGGAAATCTCCTCCACAGGATTCCCTGAACTGCTCATCGGAAAAGTACGACTTCTCGTCGTTTACTATAAATCCGACAGACTTCATCACCTCAATATACTTAGGGGCGATAGAAGTCGGCACAATACAATCATCACCAAAAACGGATACCCTTTGTTGGTCCGAGAAATCTACATGGACCGAATTTGTCATTGGGTTCTCCACGGTGAAGAGAGTTGCAGCCGCATATGTCCAGAAAGTCAGAGTCTCTAGCGGAAAAGTTACCGCATTGCCCATGGTACTAAACATGTTTAGCTCGACGCGCTCACCCTGAACAAGGGTATGCGTAGACCGAGTCATGTCAAAGTACCTAAACCATACAGGAGGTGTTAACCACTCATATAGTTCATAAGAACCACAATCACTCGCGGTAGCCCAATCAATTGTCGCATTTTTCTGCGATATCGAGGAGAGCTTAGCTAATAATTGGTGATAATCGGGTAGAGTCTTGACATCCAAGCCTGCCTTGGCCATTAGGTCATAAATCATCAACATCAGCCCCTGCTGTAAAAACATATTTACAGTGGCTTCCTTCGATATAAACCTGTTGATTTCGGCATTCTTGTCGACTGTCATAGCGCTCGATTCTGTCGTTATTTCAAACCACCCATCCATACAAACATTTGGATGTTTATCGCTGACCTTGTTATGGTCTTCGATTTCTCTACGGAGTTTATTATCGTAGAGCATGGCTTGCTTAAACAGAGATACGGCATCTTTAGTCCCCGTCATAGGGAAAGTAAACTTAGCATCTTGGGAAGTGTCCATATAGGCCACTCCTATCGATGAGCCCCCCGAGTTTTTACACTTGAGGAACCATTCACTTACACTAAACGGACCGAGGATCCGATGCATTAAGCACCTAGCCCTAATATGGATTTTGTCCATTTCAGGCATTGACTTGTGGATTTTAGTGGCTGTCGGAAATGACCCTTTCAGGTCCTTCCGAACTTTTGCCATATGTTCATTCACCCGTCGAAATTTCTCGAAGGTTGGAACGTCCAGTTCGTCTTTTTCCACGGTCTCACCAACGTACTTTTTTAAGAGTCCGTTAACTTGACGGTTAAACGCATGTAGCGTGATGTCGTCATTGAGGCAATACACATGTTGCGCCTCGCTGAAGTCGAGCTTGAGTGCCCGGCTAATAGCCATTGCTATTTCGTCGGGGTGAAAGAGCTGTTGCTTTTTCTTTCTTTTAACTGCTTTTTCTTTACGCATTCGGAAGATCTCCATGTTATGCTAAAGTAAGGCTACACTATGATCGGTGGTTCCAAATCATAGAGTAAACCAGGATCTAGAGGCAAGGTTGGAACGTCAACTTGCTCAACTGTACAAAGATCTACTTCCAGAGGAGTACCGGCATAAAAGCCAACACCCATAGATAGAAAGATCACAGCTAAGTACTTCAACGTCATTGCCCCCATAAACGATAAGTAATCGTACATGGGTTAAGCCTCTAGTTAAGCGGCGGACCCGTCATCCCAGAATTTCAGGAAGTCAGAGTCGTTCAAAATGCCGCTGGCCATGACCCGCATCGAGAGTCGTTCCGCATCCGTTGTTTCTGGATCGGTAGACATCAAGATATCGAATGTGTCGACAGTTCGGTTTCCGTTCGCAAGAGTGCGAGGGATCCTTACCTTGACTTTTCGACGTGCTTGGGTATAGCCACCTGGCGCAGATGCTTGAGGTTTGTGCTTAGTTATTGTGAAAGTCGCCGTTGTCAGATCGATAAGATCCGAGCCATCGTCCAAAAAGACGTTGTGCGACCCACCAATAACTTCGCTTGTTTCAAACACCGTACTAGTGCCGGCAGTAATTGCAACGGTACCATCAACTAGGATGGTTGAGCTTGCTATAGTCATTAGATTATACCTGCTTTGTAAAACGGATTAAATTTCGACGCCACTATGGCGAAGAGATCCGTTATTTTGGTTGCATCACTGATAAGTTGTCCCGGTTTAAACTCCGGTAGAGTATCAGCAATGGAAGGCTGCCATACGCTTCTTGCATAGGTAAATTCTTCCCATGTAAGTTCGTCATCGGCAGTGATATGGTAGCGACTATGAGAGCTGCCAGCGGTTTTATAAATCTTTGAACCGCTGACTTTAGCCCTATAAGAAGCTGCTAGTATTTTAATGCTGGGATCTGCTAAATTCATTACACCTTGAGTAAAGGAGCTCAAATCTAGTAGACGATCGACCATGAAACTATAAGGCATAACTTGCCAAATAGCCTTAGGTATATCTTTAACCCTTAGCCCTAAGCGAAAGCGCCAATCTCTAATTGGGTTTGAAACCTCATAGAGTATGGTAGCTTTGCCGTCTATCTTATTGGTCACTTCTTCAGTGACATTTAAGAAGCCAAAGAGTAGCTTTGTTTGCGAGTCACTGCCGGTATTAATGGCAATGCCTCGTGCACTTAGCCGCTCGGTGTTCGACGGGAGTTTGCCAGCGTAAGCTTCAATCCCATCCTGGATAGAACGTACCAGGGGGGATACAGCAAAACGATACTGGTTCCAGACTGAGGCATGAGCTCTTAATTGCTCATACCGATTCCTGGCCCACGAACGATTAATTAAATATTCGTGGTTGAACTCACTTCCTAGTTTTGAGAGAGCAGCAAGAGGATTCCTAAGGAATCGTAACGTTTCTCCCACCTCTAGTAAGTCTTCGCCAAAGGCATACGGAGTCTTGTCAATGTTAGCAATAGCTACCATCTTCGCCCGCCTCTCAGTATCATCGAGAGTTGGGTATGGTAGTGTAGCACCGAACGTTCCATCGTCCAGTAATCGGGCACATATTGGGCCTTCATAAAGGTACTCAGGTGTGTACGGTGCGCTAGCTTTGTCGACAGTACAACTATACGACGCATTTGTGCGCCGTCCAGACTTCGTATAGACACAGTTTGAATTAACAATGCCACCTTCCCTAACTATCCGAAAGTAATCGGGGGTTACGGTATCCGTCATTTCGTCGTGAATGTCGATCGTAGTATACGATCCTAAGACAGTCTTGACACCAGTAGGTAGATAGGTTCTAACATAGTCTTTAATGTTAGGGCCCTCTAACTGCCGTTCGCGGAACCTAGTGTAGGGTGGTTGAGTAGACATGTGGAAATCCTCATATGTGTGCATTAAAAGAAGTTGACGTGCTACCACTGCTCATGACTATTTCTTGTAGGTCGTTTAATTACGGCCTTCATGACGCAGTGATACGTGTCCCTTTCGGGCCACAATCGCTACTTGTTTATCAGCATCAATCCAACGATGCTGTTAAGCTAAGCGATATGCACTCTACGCTGTTGAGTTACAGGACTGGATTTACCCTGTAGGCCCAACATTTCGGGAGTTCGAATTCGACTCCTTCAACCTTGACCTGGAATATTCCAGACGAAAGTGTAGCAACGATGCTTGGAGTTATCAATGCTCCAATCATCAGATGAAAACCATTTCTGGCTTGACCTCGAACCGTTGAGTGCTCTCTCCATTTGGAAAGAGCCGGCGACTGTAATACGCTAGCTATATGCTAACGTGATTACCGAGAGTCCATCCTCCTGAAAGGGAGG